GATTAAATGTATTAAACCTAAAGGAATTGTTAAGAATTCCTCAAAGCTATACCTGATGGTGGTTACCATTGTTTTAAGCGAGAGTGGTACGACTTTCAGTACAACTAGTTGTGACTCAAGGGAATCACAGCATTTGTACTTACTGGTGGTGGTGTTGGTTCTGGGTTAATAAAAGGACCAGCAATAATAGCAAGGTCAAAGATTACACAAAAGATGGTTGCATGAACCATTAAGTAGTTAGTAATTATGTTTTTCATGGTTAGAATTCCTCATCTTTGGTTACTTGTTTTTTTCGTTGGGTTGCTATTACTAAATAGTCTTCAGCAACATGAACTAATTGTTCAAAACTTTGTTGTGTTGGTTTACTTTTGAAATTGATAACCTCACCTTCAAAAACAGAACGTATGTAGTCATGAATGATGTCCTTTGTCCTTGGTTCCATTGTGCTCCTTGTATGTACAGTATGCGGCGTCTTCGGGAACCTCCTGAGGTCGGTCCCCTTGACTCCATGCCGCTAATAGTGAAGGGTAACCAAAATTAGGTTAACCATCAATCAGTGAGTAGAGGTCCAGTGGGTCATACCCCAGTTCCTCATACTCATCATCTTCAATGTAGCCAGACCTGAAGGCTTCAACATAGTCAATCATAGTATGGTAGGTTTCTTGGGATGGTCGCTCAATGAGGGCCGTGAGAGCCCCTTGCATTTCCTTGGCAATTCGTGTGTTCATGTGCATTAGTCTTGTTCCTTCAGTAGTGATTGTACAGCCAGTAGTAGTTGGTTATGTTCTTTGCAGAGGAATACCATACGCTCAACAGGGTACCGTATTGGTTTCACAGGCGTAGTTACCATGGTAAGGGTTCTCTCTTAAAATTTGTGGGGAAGGGGCTGGAAGCGTACACCAGCCCCATGTTAGTTGTCTAACAAGCTCTGTCTTCCAAGGTTAGCTGAACTGTTACTACTTTTTTACTTTTGCAGTCCCAGTAGGCATGCTCTTCCCAAATTGTGGCATAGGTGTGGGCTTCAACCTCGCGGCTGACATGGGTAATTGGGTCAATGTACAGCGTTCCTTCATCTAACCAAGCACTAGCACCATCATAACCAATAGTGTAGAAAGAAGCGATGAGCTGCGCTACGTATGTAACCTCTGGTGTGTCTGTAAACATGGCACCTAGCTTGCCATTGCCCACTACATAGCCATTACTTGGGTTAATCACACCACCAAAGAGGTAGGTGTATCCCCTGTCTCGTGCTGTGGCCCTTAACATTTGTTGGGCTACATCGTAGTAGTCTTCTGTAGTTTTCATGCTTTGTTCTCTAACTCAGTTACTTTCTTTTCTAAGGCAGCAATGCGTGTCTCAACACTTGATTGGTATGTCTCAAAGTATGAGTCGAGTAGTGCTGCCTGTTCGACTAAGAAATCGTAGACTTGTTTGCCTGTCATTCTGCTATGCCTTATGAGAGTAAGTTGATGTGAACCACGCCAAGCCGTGGCTTCAGTGTGAATCGAAATGTGTGGCTACCACAGTATAGGTAGAAGTACCCATAACCGTAGTCCACTCCTACTGTTTGCTGAACCCAATGCGAGGTGAGGCCGAAGCCCCTCTTTATTAGGTTACCCAAGTCTTTGAGCATGTCAAAGTAGCTGTGTTTTTCGATGTAGTCGGCAACGTCATCCATTAAGAGTGACCATGCTGCTGCTGAGAAGTAGATGATGACTACTGCTGTGAGTGTCAGCTCAACTGCTTGCTTAGCAATGTGTTCGGCACCATCAAGGAAAGTCTCACATACCTCACCGATTACGACTGGTATGTTGTGTCTGTTGTTGTAAGCATAGACTGCTGCCCATACCCAGCCTTGTGCTGCCAAGACTAATAGGTGCTTAGTGTTGAACTCGTAGCCTTTTGTGGTGTTCATGGTTGGCTCCTGTGGTGTTTCTATTGCTGCGATTTGTTCTTCGAGTTGCTTGTCACACTGCTCTTGGATGAACAGCTCTTTGCGGATGGCTTCCATAAGTTCAGCCTTATTTAGGTTGCCATAGCCTTTGATGTGTAGTTCTGACGCTTGTTTCTTGAGTTCTCGTATAGTGGCCATGGTGTTTCCTTAATGTTGTGCGTTGTGTTGGGTTAGTAACGTACTTCCGTCTACTTTGTAGTAAGCTGCAATCTTTTCACTAGCCTCTTCTATGTCTATGTCCTCACAAGAGCACAGGTAGAGTAAGTACTCGAGTGCTTGGGCTAGTCGTTTGTCATATGTCATTGTGCTACCTCCTGTAGTGTTTCGTAGCGGGCGCTGTGGTGCTTGAGTGTACTCTGAGTCTTGATTACTAGTGGGTGTAGTGAGACTAATAGCCAGGCTCCGAAGCCTACTGCAAGTATTGTCTTAGCCATGATGCTGTTCCTTTTGTTTGGTGAAGTATCCGGCGCTTCGCTCCATGCCGGGTAGAGTAGTGTAATTCTTTAGCTCTTAGTTATCTAGGGCTTTACCCTGGTTCGCTACACCGTTGTGCTGTACCTAGACTTGGTTGTCCCAGTTTCAGGGTGGTGCTGCTCGTCTTGTGTCTTTGGTTTTGTTCGAGGTATTCAATCTAATTTAATCTCTTATTTCTGTCAACCTCTCTTCTTTTCTTTCTCCGATGAATTCAATCTAAACTGAAACCAAAAAAATGTCAAAAGAAAATAAAAAGAAAAAGGAATCAATAAATAGAATAAGAAGGGAAGAGTATAGCAATAATAGAGTGTAGAGTTAGAGGGGGGAATTGGAATCATAATAGAATGTATAAAGACCCACAAAACTTTTGCAGCAAAATCCTGCTATTCAAAGTTTTTCACTCCCCTCTTACTAGGGGGCGACGGGGAGGCCATCAAGCCGAGGCGTCGCACATCGGAAACTCTTTGCCGTATAGACTACAGGATATAAGCTAAAGGGACTTTAGACCCCAAAATAAAGAGCGTACAACATGCAACACGCAGCGTTACCACCTTGTGTGGACCTGCCCATTCCGTTCCTTACACAACTGGACAACGTGAACGTTCCTTATGGAACCTGTAACGTCACGTCCATTGCCATGGCCCTCAAGTTCCTAGGCATCAAAGGTAACGGAAAAGGGCAGCTCGAAGACCAACTGTTTAGCCGAGTAATGAAGCTTGGGCTTAGCCGCCACTCTCCGCATGACCTAGCGTACCTGGTGAACCTAGATTATGGTTCTCTAGGCATTAGAGATGTGTTCAAGGATAAAGCAACCCACGCAGAGCTTAAGGCCCACCTTGCAAAAGGGTTCCCTGCTATTGTTCACGGGTTCTTCACAGACTCAGGACACATCATCGTAGTGCGTGGTTACGATGACAAGGCCTACGGTGGTCGTGGTGCCTACATCGTCAATGACCCCTATGGTGAGTTCTATAAAGATGGTTATGATACCAGTGCTTCTGGTGAACGCCTTTATTACTCGTACCGGATGATGAAGGACTTAGCAGGAAGCGACGGAGACTTTTGGGTCCACTTTATCAGTAAGGAGTCAGTTAAAAAGTGAGTGAAGATTTAGTTATTTATGAGACTGCACCGTCGTCCTCAGAGTCTTTTATCTACCAGGTTGAAGCAGTAGAAGGTGAAGGTAATACAGAAAAGGCTGAGGAGTTCCTTAGTCGCCGCACGGACCTACTGGACCGAATCAACGAACAAGATAAGATGCACATTGCGATGAACGCTTATAACCAAGAGTGTTCAGAAAAGACGAGAGACCTAGTGAGGCAACGTCGCAGAGTAAGAGAAAGCGAGGAACGGCGAAGAGCAGGGTTTGAGAAAAGCCTTGAGGGTCGCCGGAAAGCAGTTGAGGTACTGACAGCGGAGCAGCAACACCAGAAGACGTTAGAAGAGACTTATGACCAACCAAAAAGCAAGCTCAGGCAGCGGAAGGCCAAAGCCCCACAAGTCCCCCAAGGGTTCATCCCAGTCATCCCAGACGGACCGACGGAAGCCCAAGTTGACGGGCCAACGGAAGCGTAAGGGGGTTTGATATGGGAGCCAAAGGCGGTGGAGGTGGTCAATCCTTCACCTTCAATGACCAACAGGCGCTGGCCCTAAACCAGCAGAACAATCAGCAGCTAAGAGAGTACCAGTTACAAAGACAGGGTTTACTCGGTCAAAGCAACGAAGCAACAGCAGGCTACTTTAACCGGACCAATAACCTAGCGCAGGACTCTCAACTGCGAGACATGAATTACTACACCAATGCCCTTGGTGGTTACCAGAACTCGTTAAACCAGAATACGGCTGATGCTAACGGCTTGTTACAGTCCCAGAACAGTTACTACAACCAGGTTCTTCAGGGGCAACAGGCATATCAGAACCAGTTTGCTGGGTTACTAGGTTCCTACAACCAGCAGCAGGCGGCACAGAATGCAGCCTACCAGCAGCAGTACCTATCAGGGTTAGGTCAGTACAACCAAGACAATACAGCACAGCAGCAGCAGTTCCTGCAAAGCTACCTCGGCCAGATGGCAGGTAATAGCAACCAACTCCAACAGAACCAACAAAACTATCAAAGCATGTTCTCAGGTATCCAAGGCGGATTACAAGACCTGATGAACAGTAATGCAGCAAGGCAAGCAGCCCTACAGCAGCAAGCCCAGAACCAAAGCTTAAATGGGTTCCTGCAGCAGTGGGGTCGACGAGAGAACAACGCTTTCTCAGGTAACCTCAACCAATCTAGAATCCGCCAAAAATCACCAAACGTACCGCAAGGACAGTAAAGACATGCCAGCACGAGCACAAGCTAAGCTATTTGATACTACCGAAAATCGGTTAGGTGTCAACTTCCAGAATGGTTCCTATGACAAAATCATCGTAGGACAAGCAACTACCGTAGGGGCCGTGGCCTCTAACATCCTCTTTGACAGCGTAACGTTCCCAAGTGCCTCAGGCTCCGGTGGTGGTAAGCTACGGATTCCTGAAGGCACAGTGGTAGGATTCTACATCCTGTTGACAGCGGCAAACGCCACTGATGACCCAGGTACAACCCTCAACTACGGGCAATCCTACGAGATTAAAGGAGTCATCCGAAACCTCAATGGTACAACGGCCATCCCTGTTGCTGGCATCACGCCCGTGGCCCTTGACACAACTGCCTCTCACGTTTTACCTGCTGGTCAGGTTGTGGTTACCGCTGACGACACTAACGACGCATTGAACATTGCGGTTACTGGTGTTGCTGCCAAAACCTACTACTGGAGAGCCACTGCCTACTTATCGGTTGCAAACTTCTTCGGAGTCTAAATGACAGATGTAGCTAATTTTGGTTACCGCCAGAAGCAAGCTGCTCTGCATTCTTATGAAGCCTTTATTGACTTAATCGGGTTCAGGGGAGGTCTTTCTAGTTTCAAGGAATGCCACTTGGACCTGATTAAGTTCATCTCTCGTACTGGACCTCAAAAGGATGCTTGGCAAGTAGGCGAGACCCATGAGTCTATGCCCTACACCCACAGCGAAGGTAACCGAAGAAAGATAATCCTGATGCCACGGGGTCACCTCAAATCTACGGTGTGTTCTGTGGGCTATGTGCTGTGGAGAATCTATAAAGACCCCAACATAAGAGTAGTGGTGGGGACAGGGGTTCTAGACCTTTCTAGAGCCTTTATGCGAGAGGTTAGGAGCTACCTAGAAGACCCAACCCTAGTAAAGAACGTATGGAACCAGCGGCCCCATATCAAAGGGAACCTTATTCCCACGATGGCGGTTACCTCTGGTGGGCAGCGTAAGAGCCAAGCCAAGTCCCAAGACCCTGACGACGAGTCAGACACTGATGACAAGAAAGTGGTTTGGAATAACGACATGCTACAGGTTCTACGGGACAAGCGAATGAAGGAACCCACAATCATGGCTTGGTCTGTAGGGACTATCAGAACTGGATTCCACTGTGACTTGGTTATCTTTGATGACATCGTTACCTTTGATAATGTCAAGAGTCCAACGCTTATTGAGTCTACGCATGAATGGGTGCGAGATATAAAATCAATCCTTGACCCTTACAACCCAGATACCAAGCTTGGCGGCGAAACGATTGTTCTCGGAACGCGCTACGCGGAACCTGATTACTACGGTGTTATTCTGGACGGCCTATCCGAAGTTGCTTATGACATACACTTCCGAAACTTGTACAGAAACGGTAAAGACAACTGTGACGGGTACATTTGGCCAGAGCGGTACACCGAACAAGTAGAGAAAGAACTCATCAAAGAGCTGGGGATGAAGAGGTTCACCTCTCAGTACCTCAACAGAATCTTGAATGAGTCCGACTGTACGATGCACCCTGACAAGGTTAACCTGCTTGAGCCCCACCAGATTCAAAAGGTGGTTCCTGGTTTGGTTCACATCAAGATGACTGCGGATAGCCCGACAATTTACGTCAGGCCCATCATCGTCATTGACCCTGCGTTCTCACAACAGGCCAGTGCGGATAACACCTCTATCCTTGTTGGTGGAATTGACAAGAACCGGAACATGTACGTCTTTGAGAATGTGTATGGCAAGTACACCATCAAAGGCATTATTGATGCAACTTACAAGTTGTGTGATAGATGGTTCACTAAGATTGTGTGGGTTGAAGCCAACGGTACACAGGTTGGGTTACTCAACTCCTTCAAGGACTACTTCAGCACCTATTACCCGATAACCATAAGACCATTTAATCCTAAAGGGATGGGTGAAAAGAAAGCAGCCATCTCAGCAGCAGTCGAGCCTTACGTCACAGACAGTAGGCTTTTTGTTCGTAGGGAGATTATGTCAACTCAAAAGATAAGAAACGAATTTCTATACTTCCCTGCCAGCACTGTGCACGATGACTTTCTAGACACCTTAAAGATGATAGCCCACGTCTGCGTTCCAACTGGTGGCCCTACCACCGTGAGACCCAGGAACCAAATGATGGGCCAGCAACTAATCAACCACAAGTTTGGGGGTTTTAGATGACGATGGAACAAGACAACGGGATGACCCCAATCCCACGAGATTCAAATTTCTTGGTTACAAAAACTGAGCATGGGGCAGGAGTCCAACAGCTTCAGCTTTCAGACGTTGCCCACGAAGTTGAGAGGCTTTACAAGTCCTACCAGGATGGACGACAAAGCATTGAAGAGGACTGGTTAGACTGCTGGTCCCACTACTTCGGGAACATGAGGGCTCAGGACCACCTTAGGAGTGCAGCGGCCCGTATTGTTGGTGATGTAAATGATGACTGGCGTCACCGCGTTGGTACTGGCAAAGCCTATGAGAACGTAGAAACAATATGTGGTTACCTGCAATCTGCGTTCTTCCCTAATAAACAGTGGTTCACGCTTATCCCTACTGAGCCTGGTTACACCGACCTTGTGAAGCCCGTTGAAAAGTACCTCCAACAGAAGTTAGAGGTTGGGCGGTTCCAGTCTTATTGGGATATGTTCATCCGGCAAGCTGTTATCCTTGGAACCTCTGTACTGGCCCTTCCTTGGCGCGTAGAGACACAGAAATGCAAAAAGAGGGTACTCGTAAGGCAACCTGTCTTTGACCAGTTTGGGGCTGAGCTAGGCATGTCTGACCACTTTGAGGTCAAAGAAGAAGAGAAGGTTATCTTCAATGACCCTGACTTTGAAGTCCTTGACATGTTTGATGTGCTCTTGGACCCCCAAGGCACGAACCCTAATGACTGCAACTTAGTTCGCAGGATGAGGAAAACCAAGGCTGAGGTACTTAACCTAATTGAGGATGGTTTCTACAATTATGGTTCCAAGTACAATGTGATTTCTTCTAAAGGAGCAACACCACAGGACACATCACAGACCAACAAAGAGACAGTGCGAATGTTCGCAGGGCTTGAGTACCAACCTAATGACCTGGTTGAGGTTATCGAGTTCTGGGGAACCATTCACCTCTGTGGTGCAACCTACCACAACATCGTGGCTACCGTATCCGGTGGTCAGATTTTGCGGTTTGAGGCTAACCCTTATTGGTATGGGAAGCCCTTCATTGTTGGAACCTATGTTCCGGTTAACAGGCAAGTCTACGGCTTAGGTGCTTTGCAACCAACCTTAGGGTTGATGCACGAGATGAACATCCTAACCAACCAACGGTTAGATAACCTAGAGTTCGCTGTTGACCAGATGTGGACCTTCATTCCTGACGGGACACTACGGAAAGAGGACATTTTCAGTAAACCAGGTAAAGTTTTTGAGGTTAGTGACCATAATGCCCTACAACCAGTACCAAGAGGAGACGTCGGAGCCCTCAGCATCACCTACCAAGAATCACAGTTCCTTGAAACAAGAATTGACAAGGCAACGGGAACAGGTGCTTTCATTAGTGCAGGAGCTGGAAGAAGTGGCGAAAGGGTTACAGCTACAGAAATCAATGCTCAACGTGACGCGGGTGGAAACAGACTTGCCTCTAGACATCAGCACATTGAAGATACAGCGCTTATACCAACTCTTATTAAGCTGTACTCAGGATGTCAGCAGTTCACCCACTCTGACCAAATAGTGAGGATGCCCTCTAAGATACCTGGTGACCACATATATGCTTCTGTTGGTCCTAATGAGCTGGTTTATAACTTTAGATTCGTAGCGCAGGGAGCAACATACATTGCAGACAAAGAATTTGAGTTGCAAAAGTGGCTTAACTTTATGCAGGTTGTGGGTTCAAGCCCACAGATGGGTCCACAGATTAATTGGCCCGTCATCTTAGAGAAGCTTGTGATGAAATTTGGGTTGGATGACGCGGAATCTTTGATTCTTCCACCAGCCCCACCGCCAGCACCTCCAGCACCACCACCACCGGACCCACTTACTGAAGAACTAATGGGAATGGGAGGACAGGCCATGGTAGACCACTTTAAGGGCCTAGAGTCCACTGGACAGATGCCAGGGGCCATGGCACAGGTCTTCAATGACAGTCTACTGTCCGGTAAGGGCGACCCCAGCAACCCTAACATACAAGCCGCTATGCAACAAATGATGCAACAAGGACAACCACCACAATGAGTACCGCACAATTAGTATCTGACTCCAATAGTGGAGTACTACAAACAAGCAATGCCCAGTTGCTTGAAATTAGCCATCCTAACTACTACAACGAGGGGCCACAGGAACCTCAAGTACAGGAGCAACAACAGCAGCAAAGTCAACCACAGTTTGACCCAGCAGCTTTCCAGCAGTACCTACAAGCACAGCAGCCACCACAGCCACAAGGGCAGCAGCCACCTGCCAAGCCCCCTGTCCCTCTTGACCCCGCCTTTGTAGCCCAATTTGAGCAGGTCACTGGCATTAAGCCTGAGCAGTTTGGGCAGGCGGTCCAACAGTTCCAACAGATGCAGCAAAGCTTCGCCCAGCAGCAAGCACAGCAACAGATGACTACGTTACGGCAGGAGTGGGGTGCTGAATTTGATACGGTTATGCCAGAAATTTCTAAACGCTTTGCAGCCTTACCCCCACAGATGCAAGCAGGGCTAGACAACATTGATGGTGCACGGCTCATCTACGCTCAGGTTATGCAGGAACGTGCAGCACAGGGAACACAGGTTCCTTATGCACAACCTCCTCGGTATGACCGCCCGTCGGTGCCCCAAAACTTCCAGCGCCAGCAGGAGCCCCAGTTCACTAAGGACCAGATTAGGAACATGAGTGAATCTGAGTACATCAAAAATCAGTCCGCCATTGCCTACGCATACACTAACGGGTTAGTTCGCTAATCTCAAAACAACAAAATAAGGATAAATCAAAATGCTTCCATCTCCCTTTGTTGGCTCTGCTATGGGCCTCTCCAACGGTCAAGTTTTCATCCCTAGCCTATAATTTTGGGGATGTAAAATTCAGCTCAAATGCTGGGAACCCCTAAAGCTTCACTACTTCTTAGGTAATAACGTGAAAGATAGAACAATGGGCAATCAGCAGGCTAAGACTTGGTTCACTGGGTTTTTTGATGGCGAAGGGTCATTTATGATTACTTTGCAAAAAACCAGTAAGAAGTCATACTACATGCCACGCATCACTATTGCTGGTACTTGTTTCAAGACACGAGACTATATCAAAGAATTGTATACTACAGAAGGTGTACCATTTAATGAAGAGTTTCGCAAAGGTACGGACAAGGTTAGAGACTCATGGAGTCTGCGAACTCAAGGAATAAAAAGGTGCAAGAGCTGGTTAACAGTTTTTCCACCGCCTGTATTCTTCACAAAAAGTGTAGAAGCCAGAATCCTTTTACAGTTTATAGACTCACGACTGAGTAGTACTGACCACAAAAGACCGTACACTGAAACTGAAGAAACATGTAGAAATCTTTTAAGTGGACGAAGAATGCCTCACAGACTACACGCTGAACGTCAACTACTGACGATGGTATAGTCGAAACTACAGCACTACTTAGTCATCTAGTGCTCTTGTGAAAACAAGATATGTAGAAGGAAATTTGGGTTAATGACTTACTCCGTTTCCGTGACAAAAAGCTGATTGCATCTATGCTGTGCCGTAAGCTTAACTTTTTGGGTAAAAAGAACGACACGCTACACTTGCCTAGAATCTCCCGCTTGGGTGTTTACCCTCGTCTTCCTGAAACCCCTGTCACTCTCCAAACGTTGACTGAAACTGAGTACACGATGCTGATTGACAAAGACGTTGAGTCTTCCTTCAGTATTGAAGACATCTTAGAGATGCAGTCAAAATACAACCTGCGCTCTGAGTACACTCGTGAAGCTGCCTATGCACTCGCTCGTGACATTGATAACCAAGTCTTAGGTATGCGTGCTGCTCTCAAATTTGCAGGTCAGGAGCTTGATACGGGTGCTACTATCGTTGAAGCTGACATCTTGACTGCCAAGGAAGCCCTTGACGTTGCTGATGTTCCTGGTGAAGGTCGTATGCTCCTCATCGCCCCTCAACAAGAGAGCGATATCATGAGTTTGAACCGTTTCATCTCCAGAGACTACATCGACGGCGGTTCCGTTATGCAGCAAGGCCGAATCATCGGTACCTTGTTCGGTGCTCAGGTGATGGTTTCCACTCAAATCACTCGTAACTCTTTGACTGGTTACACCAACGGTAACAACGGGATTGCGGCTCCTACGCCTGGTTGTGCTGGTTCTCCTTACCTTCCTACGCAGGACTCCTTCACTGGATTAAGCGTAACTGGTAACCGTTACTCTGCACTCTACTGCCACCCTGACTGGTGTAACCTTGCGATGGCGCTCGAACCTCGTGTGACTGCATCTTGGGAAAACCTCTACCAGATGAATGTAATTGTATCACGTCAAATTTACGCCGCTAAGCTATTCCGCCCTGACCACGGATTTGTAATCACGACGACCTCTTGACATTTGATGTTGTTTGTATCATACTTAAAGGGTAGATACTCTGTGCTTTATTATGAAAACAACATTTCCAGTTCCAGTAGACCCGACCAAACCAAACACGAAAGAAAGACGAGCAGTACAAGACTGGTTTTTCAACAATTCAAGTGAGGACACAGGTGGTTGCTGGAACTGGACCAAATCAACGTTAAATAGTGGGTATGGTCAGGTAACAGTACGTGCTTTAGGTGGAAAACACTTAGCCCACCGTCTTTGTTATCGGTTTACAAAGGGAGAAATCCCTGAAGGGATGATGGTTATGCACTCTTGTGATAATCGTACATGTGTAAATCCAAAACACCTTAGTCTTGGGACTGCTGCTATGAATCAAAGAGACTCATGGCTAAAAGGACGTAGAACCCCAGTAGCAGACAAACATAAGGCTAGGGGCGACAAACACGGTAGAGCAGTTCTGAAAGAGGTTGATGTCGTGGAAATAAAGCGAATGATAAAAGCTAACGAGACTC